TGGTGAGTACTATTCCTGTAAGCCAGATATCTTCAAGGAGACATATGAAGCCGCGGATAATTGAATAGGAGGCATGAATGGCAACACTTTGGGTAGAGAAGTATAGACCCAAGACATTTGATGACGTCATTGGTCTTCCAGCTGGGCTAGGGGAACTAAAACTAGATGGAACAATGCCTCATCTACTTTTTATTGGTCGAGCTGGTATTGGAAAGACAACAGTAGCTCGAATTGTAGCAAATCAATCTCAGGCAGACTTACTTGAATTGAATGCTTCAGATGAAAGAGGAATTGATGTAGTTCGAGATAAGATCAAAACATTCTGTATGTTGGCATCAGTGGGAATGAAGATAGTTTTCATGGATGAAGCAGACCAAATGACTAAAGATGCTCAACAAGCACTAAGAATGATAATTGAGGATTTCTCAGCTGATACGAAGTTCATTTTCACTGGAAATTATCGACGAGGATTTATTGACCCAATAATTTCTAGATGTATGGAATATGAGTTCGAGCCACCACCAAAATCGGATGTATTTGATAGACTTAAGCATATCTGTACAGAAGAAGGAATTGAATATGTAGACGATGCAATTAATCAAATAGTTAATCGCGGCTGGCCGGACATTCGTCAGTCTATTATGCTCCTCTTCAAAGCGAGCAGAAGCGGGAAACTTGATCCAAAAGTTGTTTCTACTCAAGTTGATGTTATGGAAGCAATTTACATTCTCATTACTCGTCGTGGATTTGAAACACTTCGAAAGATGCTGAATAGATATGTTCCAAACTATCTTGATCTATATTCGTATCTATTTGATCGGTATTTTGAGGACATGGATCATAGTAGATTTAGGTCTCAGATTCTAATCTCAATTGTGAATCATATGAGAGATCATTCAATAGTAGCTGACCCTTCTATTAATTTTATGGGGATGATCTTTGAAATTACAGAAATCCTTGAAAACTATGATTAGGATATTAGGGTATTAGTATACTAATATCCTGGTTAGAAGAAGTGTGCTAGATGGAACATAAACTTGTAACTCCATTTGATTATCTTAGAATGCTCTTTGCTGGAGAGCGGTTAACAGCAAGTGAATTAGAGAAATATCCAGTTTGGTTCATGAATAGATTTCTATCATATTGCCCAGCATTCATTCCAGTCATTTCTCAAGTCAATAGATGGGGATTGACTCCACAGCAGCATTATGCTATTTTGCTTGGATTTCTAAAAGATAAGGGCCAATTTATTGACTATAAGAAGATGGAGAAGATGGAAATAGAAAAAGGTTTCGAGCGGTTTCGAGATCGAGTTAAGATACTATATTCATGGTCAACTAGAGAATTTATGGCTGTCTTCTTTTGGCTTGATGAAACGTTTTGTGATTCACCAGAATTTGAGGAACTCACAAGGAAGTGTGCTCTTGATGAAAAGGATAAAGAATCGGTGAGGAAGTTCTTTCAATCTGAAGCACTAGCAGGATAACTAAAGTTGACTTGAAGTTCTGTATACTAAAGAATGGATAGCTCTATTAGATGGGCTTAATGAATTGAATGTAGTTGTTAGAAATATAGACATCACTAGGCTTATTGAAAGTAGATGGGCTTGGGGAGTAGCTCTTAAGTTTAGTAAAACATATCGACTTGATTTTGACGAAAGAAAAATCAGGTTGATGTTTGTTGACATCGCTATTGACTTGATAGAATCTTTATCCGGTAGAAGAGATGATATTCTACAAGATGGAGATTTGTTCCTAAGATATTTTCATAGTTCAATGAGAAACCATCTTAGAGATTACATCAAAAAAGATAGGTTTCTTAGTTTGGATGAAACATTTCAGTATGAAGAACCAGAAGCAAAAGAGTCAAGACCAACTATTACGGATGAACGAATTCTAGATTTCATCAATACTCTAAAACGAAAGGAGGATGGATCAAAAGTAATAATGTTGGCTTATATTCAATTTGGAGACCCTGTTCTAAGAATGATAGCTGCAGCAAAACTAGCTGATGGTGTATCAGCCAGTGCAAAGTTAAATCTGTTGGTAAAGGAGGATTTGATGGTAGTTAAGATATCGCGCACAGAGCACGAGTATATTGTTAAGGTCTGTAGAGGAGAAGCTAACATTGAGCAGACTTTAAGAAATACTCCACAATTATTCTCTGCTGCATTTCGACAACGAATTGAGAAGTGGATCGAAACCGGAAAGGAGGTTGTAGACGATCCAAGTGACTGTTTTGCATTATCGTATAAGACCGACGATGCAGAGTGTAAGAACTGTGTAATTCGAGCTGACTGTATTAAGGCTACGAATATTCTTGTTTCAAAAGAACCTAAGGATCTAAAGGATAAGCATATTACATTGCCACCAGGAACCCCAGGGGTTACATTGCAACTAAAGGATGGAACCAAGATTGAGATTCCAGAGAAACGTAGAAAGACAATTTATCTATACAAATGTAGAAAGTATAATGTAGAGGCTCCAGCAAGGATACCAGGAATAACTATTCGTATCTTCTTTAAGGCATCAGGAGTTGCGAAATACAATAATCAGTTCCCAGCTCTAGAGAAGCAAGCAAGAACGAAGACTGAACGTCCTGGCGGCTGCGTTGAATTTGACTTCGACAGTCTTGATGTTCTGAGAAATGTTTTTCCAGATCTTGAAATCTAATGATTAAGACTATTCCAGGAAAGGTAACAGATATTCGTCAGGTTTGTCTTTATCTTACCAGGCGTTGTAATCTTCGTTGCCGGTACTGCAAGATCTGGCGAGCTGAGTCAGATGATATGTCACCTAGTCGGATTCTTACTGCAATTGATTATATCAAGTTGCATATCGATCCGGAGATACTTGTACTCTTTGGCGGGGAACCATTCCTAAGAGAAGATATCTATGATATCATTGGCCATTGTAATGCAATTGGTCAGAAGTATTGTGTAATATCAAACTCAACTCAAGATGTTGACTTTACAAGGGTCAAGTTTCAGAATTACACTGGAAGTCTTGATTGGATTGAAGCGGAACCATTCGCAGATAGGATGCCAGATGATATAAGAAAGGGCTTACTAGGAGTCAATAAACTCTTGGCTGCAAAGGCAGCAGGTGTTCCAGATGTAGTTGGAAACATCATTATCACTTCAGAGAATTGGCAAATTGTACCTGGAATGGTTCAATGGTTATCAGATCAAGGAATTTGGTCAATTCTAGGGGTAGTTCATTCTGGTCAAGCAATGCATTGGCAGTTTAGAGCACATTGCCCTGATCTACTTATCAATGAACATATTGCTAAAGAGATTGGAGCTACCCTCTTAGAAATGAAGAAGCAAGGGGCTCTAATTCATAATGTTCCGGAATATTTTGAGCAGCTTCCAGTTCATTATCGCTTGGATTGGAAATGTAGAGATAGGGGGCTCAAGTACCTTATTGTGGATTCAAATGGGGAGTTGATGGAGTGCAATGATATTGATAAAGGTTTACTAAGAAACTTTACAATCTTTGATCTTGTAGATAACTGGACAGCAATCAAGTTATTGTGGTATACATCAGTAAAAGATTGCAGTGGCTGCTACTACAACCACATGCTCCAAATTGCACATGGCGGAAAGTTACAACATGATCCAATTTGAAGAGTTTGTGCAGGGTGAGGGGATAGTAGTTGAACAAGATCATGTTGTAGTTTACCCACTTAAAAAGACTATTCCTTGGGAAGAAGATCTTCCATTTCCAACTGATAGATTTGATTGGTTAATGACAAAAGATTTTTTTAGCACCGAATCTGCTAGAGTAGTTCGACCAAGTGGATATCTTATCTATACAGGTAAGAATGCAAACTTGAAGCATTCATTTACATGGGCATCAACAACTCTTGTTCAAGAATCATCTAATGGAGTCGTTTACCAGAAGAATCTTAGGCTTGGCAATGTTTTAATAGTTACAGCACATCTAGATGATTTTGTTGTTTGGGCATCAACTTTTTGTTTGAAAGTGAATGCTCGGATATTAGTAGTTTCCGCAACGAGTTTAACAAGTCAGTATAAAGTTGAATTTGATGGGGTACTCAAGTCACTACAGGAGCAAGGGATTGAGATAGATGGACTTAGTCTTAATCTGCGGGTATCTAGGTTGGGGCACATTGATATTGCTAAGTTTAAGAAAAGTCTTATTAGAATGCTTCGAATGTGGAACTTCATTCCTAATATGATTCTTACACATAATGAGGCTGGAGAATATGGTCACCAGCAGCATGTAGATGTAAATGTGGCAATGCATGATTTATTCAAAACGAACATCTTTGATTTTGATAGGGATCATTACTATCAGCCTGTTCCAAAGAAAGCATATGAAGCAAAACTCGACTTGCTGAGAATGTTCAAAAGCCAGACAGAAGGATTCAATCTAAGATGAGAGTTGGTATAGTAGCAAGGAATGGCCAGTATAATCTTGGTGAGAGAAATCAAGCTCACACCCTTAAGAAGACACTTGAGACTGTAGGATATTCTGCTAATGTTGAATTTATTGGAATTCCTAGTCAGAACTATAGAGGCTCCACAGGAGAAACTTGGGATGCTGATGATTTTAAGGGGACCATTTCTTCGAAGACTGGATTAGATCATTATGATTATCTTATCTTCACAAAACCATGGATGCAAGTTGCCTATGAAATGGCTGGTGTATGCAGACTAAGTTGCTGCTACTTATGCACTATTCCTGGATTTATTAGTGGATTTAGAACCAAATTATCTAGAGATATCTTTGATTACGTTCATGATATAGTAGTACAAAGTTCAGATTCAAAGCTGCACCTTAAAGATGAGGTAATTCCACCAGCAGTTGATATTGAGGAACTTGATAAACTAGTTGAAGATTTGCCAAAGGATGTAGCAAAGCAGTTTGATTATCTATGGGTTGGTTATACTGATAAGGTAAAAGGTGGAGAGGAGTTTATGCGGCTTGCGACCGCTCTTCCTGATAGAGTATTTTGTATGGTTACATCTGGATCAACGAGAATTGAGAAAGTTCCATTTGGAGTCATAACATTTCATAACATTCCAAGAAAGCAACTTCTTGAGGTGATGAAAATGTCTCATCGTCTTATTGTCACTTCAAAGTTTGAGGCATTTGGGCAGATTGCTCTAGAAGCAATGGCAATGGATTTATCAATTGCTGCTCCAGAAGGAACTAGAGCACTTAATGACTTACCGTTTGTTAGAAGGTATAAGACTGCTAAAGAACTTGATAGAATGGTACTGTTTTCAACCAGAGAGTTTACTAAGCACTTTACCTTAGAAGCGATTGGCCAGCAATGGAGAAAGTTTATCAAAGAGAGGAAATTATGAGTTCAGTATTGTGCATGAGTGGGGGATTAGATAGTACAATTGCTTGGTATTTTCTTAAGAAAGCGCCAATGCCGATTTACTTTGATCTTGGTACAGAGTATACTTCGAAGGAGATAAAAGCTCTGAAGGCACTTGGAGAGATAGATCCAGACTTGAGGGAAAGACTTCAGATAGCGCCACTCGAGATTCTTGGTAGATATGAGCAGCAGCCGAATTCTTATATTCGATATCGAAATCTAGTTATGGCACTTATTGCCAGTAATCATGGATCAGAAGTTTATTTAGCTGGAATAGCAGGAGATGATGTTCCTGATAAGAATCCAGAAGCATTTGCTAAGATGTCAGAAGTATTGAATGCCATTAGTAAGCCAAGTGATCCAATAGTTAGTGTGCAAAGTCCATTTTGGAAAATGACAAAGGGGCAGATTGTCAAGTGGTTTATTTCTCAGTATGGACCAGTTACATCAGATCAACCACTTGCTGAGACTATAGCATATCAAATACTCAAAGCAAGCACAAGTTGTTATCATCCTATTCATCATCAATGTGGTAGATGCTCATCTTGCTTTAGAAAGTGGATAGCACTCGAATTTGCAGGAATTTCATCTGTGAATTGGTTTTTTGAAGATCCAAGAGAATATCCAGACATTGAACTATATGTAGAAAGGATGGTAGCTGGAAAATATGATCCAAGAAGAACAGCAGAAACATTCCTGGTTCTATCAAAACATGGAATCCTTCCAGAGGATATAGTTCAGTGATTCTAAAATTCTTGCCTGTAACTGGATCCATAACTTTTTCATATTGGAGAAAAACTGGAGCTGCTTGGGGTGAGAAAGGATCATTTATTCGAAAATCGGATGCAATGCTGAATGCATTTAACATTGCGAACGCAGATCTAGTTAGTCCATTCACGAGACGTATGGAAGAAGCTGGTGGGTATGTAATAGCAGATTCTGGAGGCTTCCAACAACTTAGTCTGAATGAGCATGTTAATCCGAAAGCAGTGATCCGAAAGCAGCAGAAACTTTGTAGCCATGGTATTATTTTGGATCGGCCACCATATGAAATTCAAGATGGTAGTATCCAAGAAACTTTTCTTCCTGATGAATTTGATGATCATCTACAAAAGACTATCAGAAATACGAAAATCATGGTGGATAATATCTACAGAAGTGACTTCATATTATATGGGGTTATCCAAGGAGTCTATCCAAAATACATGCTTAAGTGGTATGATGGAGTTAGAAAAGTTCTTCAAACAGATTATTGGTGCATTGCACCAAAACCAGGAACAATTGAAAGTGTAACTCGGACGCTTTTATTCGCTCATTATTTTGGTATCAAAAATTTGCATATTCTTGGCGTCGGTAGTCTTCGAATGATGATGCTACTTGAATATCTGAAGACTAGATATGATGATGATTTTGACATGGTAACTTATGATTCATCAACAATGTATAGAGATGCTTCAACTCGAAATATGTATGTTTTGGAATATGACCCAAGAAGTGGTAAAGATCCAAAGGTGCTATCTCCATATATTGGGACTAGAAGTAAGAAAAGAGCTGGAACAAATGGAATAGTTCCAGACTGTGGTTGTCCAATCTGCAAGAGTGTTGATACATCACAATTTAGTTTAGAAAAAACTGGTTATGAGGTTGCTGAATGGTTATTTGAACATAATTGGTATGTATGGAACAAGTTTAGAGATTTCGCAGTAAAAGATCCAGTTGGATTTTTCGAGAGAAATGTTAGAGAGGCAGAAGATATCAAATTTCTTCTATATCAATATGAGAATGATCGAGAGATATTATTCGACCATTATCATTATGAAGATGAGGAGCTATTTTAGTGAAATCAGTTGAGGAAGATATACGACTCAAAGTGGTTAGTGGAATCTCTAGTCTTATTACATATTGTGGGGATGATCCAACTAGACCTGGTATGCTACAAACTCCTGATCGGATAGCTAAAGCATATCGAGAAATGACCGTTGGTTATGAACAAGATCCTGAAGAGATTCTATCCACTCGATTTGCTGCAGAATATGATGAAATGGTCATTCTTCGCGGAATTGCATTCTCATCGTTATGCGAACACCATTTGCTACCATTTACTGGAATAGCAGCAATTGGATATCTTCCAAATGCGCAGGTAGTTGGGATATCAAAACTTGCTCGCTTGGTTGATTGCTATGCAAGAAGATTTCAGATTCAAGAGAATATGACACTTCAGATAGCAACTGCAATCATGAAGTATCTTAAGCCTAAAGGGGTTGCAGTTCATATTATTGCAACTCATCAATGCATGGCTTGTCGCGGAGCAAATAAACCAGGTGCTGAAATGGTAACAACGTGTTTACTTGGAGCATTTAGATCCGATGAGAAGACTAGATCAGAGTTTTTGCGCTTGGTACCAAAAGAATGAATAACATTGCAACACATGGACGACAGATTACTTTTTTCTGTAGAAACAAAGAAGGAGAACTAGTTCTTAAGAAGAAAGATGATTATCATCCTTATTTCTTTGTTCCTGATTCAGCTGGAGATGAAGTAACTATTTATGGCCAACGCTGCCGCAAAGTTATTGTTGATAGTCCATATGATGTCAAAAAAGAGAGAGGGAAGTATCCTGATTACTTTGAAGCTGATATTCATTATCCAAACCGGGTTATCATTGATTGTGTAAAACCAGAATTTGAAGAGCCTCTCAGAGTGGCATTTATGGATATAGAAATCGCGGCAGATAGAATGCCGGATATCAACCATCCACATTTTCCAGTAACATGTATTACTATTCACGATTCAATGGTTGGATATCATACATTTGTATGGTCTGAGTTAGTCAGTGAACTTAAGATGCTTGATCGTGGAGTAGCATGTTTTCCAAATGAAATGCAAATGTTTGATGCATTTCTCATGTTTCTTAAAGAGAATTTTCCGGATGTGATGCTTGCATGGAATGGCAGAAATTTTGATTTTCCATACCTGTTTAATAGGTTCGGTGAAGATAAGTTCAAGGGTATATCACCTACACATCAAGCATATAAAGATGATTATCGCTGTCAGGTTGGAGGATTGAGTCTTCTAGATTATCTTGAATTGTATAGACATATTGCATCATTTGGTGGTGGGGGATTAGATAGCTATGCTTTGGCAAATGTTGGAATGGTTGAACTCGGGTTTTCAAAACTAGGATTCAATTTTTCAGAGCATTCTCTTGGTGACTTAATAAAGTACAATCGTAGAGATGTTGAGATCATGGTTGAGATTGAGAAGAAGAAAGGAATCATGAAATTCTTCAACAATATCAGAAGATTGTCATATAGTACATTTGATGATTTACTACAAACTTCTTCTCTTGTTGATAATTTGATGTTATGGTATGCTCATCATAGATTTCATGTTATCCTTCCTTCAAGGGGACATACTTCACATTCAAAGTATAAGGGTGCATATGTCAAGGAACCAGTTACTGGAATGCATGAATGGGTTGCTGTGTTTGATTTTTCATCTCTATATCCGAATATCATGAAGACATTTAATATGTCTCCAGAAACGGTAACGAAGAATCCACAGGGAGCAATAACAGTTGGGGATGTGCACTTTTCACAAAGTAGGAAAGGAATATTTCCTACAGTATGTACAGATACTATTGAAGCTCGAAAAGAAATCAAGCAGAAATTGAAAGGAATTGATCCAAATTCAACGGAGTATCAGGTAATTGATGCGGAGTATCAGGCTCTTAAGAGTGTTACTAATTCGGTATATGGTTTTGCTGGATTTGAGAACTCAAGATTATACTCTTTTGAAGTAGCTAGGTCGATTACATACATTGGTCGAGAGATGCTACATTATCTAGAGGAAAATGCAGAGATTTCGATTATCTATGCAGATACAGATAGTGTCTTTATTAGACTAGAGGCAAAATCAACTGAAGATGCTCTTACTGAATGCAAAGTGCTTGGAGCGAAGATAGCAACCGCAGTAGATGGATTTGTAGCACAGTTTGGTTTGAAAGAGCATTCATTCGTGATGGATCTTGAGAAGATATATAGACGCATTTTTCTTGGGGCAAAAAAGAGATATATTGGGAAGATAGTCTGGAAGGGAACAACTTGTGATGTTTTGGATGTAAAAGGATATGAGACTAGGAGGTCAGATACTCCAGTAATTGCGAAGAAGTTCCTAAAGAAGTTTTTCCGAATGATGGTTGATGGAGTATCTCGATCTGAATTAGAGGATTATGTTGACGAGTTCAAGGGAACTATTAGAACAGCATCAATGGCTGATATAGGGTTTCCAGCATCCACGAAGCCATTGAATCGTTACAAAGCGGAGCCGATTCATATTCGAGCACTGAAATATTCGATTGCTGCAGGGCTTCTTGATCCTGGAATAGTTGGACAAAAAATCAAATATCTTTTTGTACGTGGAGCACCTTTGGGGTATCCAGAGCTTACAGAAAGTGGAAAGAGAGTAGATGTAGTTGCATTTCTTGATGATTTACCAAAGGAGTTTTCAATTGATTATGATCGATTGATTGAACGCTTAGTGACAATGAAAGTTGAACCTCTTCTGGAAAAGTTGTTTGGTTCAACAACTGAGGAACTGTGGTAGTCGGCTGGGTGTTATTATAAACAAAGGAGTTAGAATGCCCATAGACCTAGAAAAAGTTAAGGAAATAAGAGAAGAATTTGGATCTAGCCGAGGCGGCGGATCAGATGTTGATATATGGACGCCTCCAGCGGGCAGAACCTCTCTTAGAATTCTTCCAAGCATTCGTCAGGATGCTGATTATCCATTCATGAAGATTGGATTTCACTACCTCGCTCAAGGAAAAGGTTCTGTAATGTGTCCAAAGGTAACACATAATCGTCAATGTCCATG